GCTAGAACGTTTGACGAGATATAACGTGAAAAATCATTACACCATGGTGTAATTTTACCTTCTTGCATCATCTGCATTACGTTTTCTTTTGATAAAAACACTCCTGCAAATTCCACAGTATCAGGTAAAAGTCCATAAGTTGTTCCAGCATAAATATTCCATAAGAAACCAGCAGTATAAGAAGAAATTTTAATCTTAATTCCTGTCCGCATCATTCTCCAAAGTGTATCTAAACCAGTTACTGTTTCTTCTTCTCCATTTTCCAGTATTTTATTGACTTGTTTCCTGGTAGTTTCATCTCCAGATAAATTTTCAAGAATATGGGAAATCTTCTTCTGGGTAGTTGCATCACCAGATATATTGGCTTCTAATATTTTAACAATTTTCTTTGTAGTAACATCATCTCCAGATATATTGGTCGCTGGTCTCATCTTGGATGGTTTATAAGAATGTTTCTTAACTCCACGTGAGTATTTTGTTCTCAAGATCTTGATATTTCTATCTATATCACTAAGAACGCAATCTTTACTAAGAACTCGAATTCCAGTTGGGGTCATCACCGACATAATTAAGCATTGCTTAACTCTGTCATATACAATTTGCTCTTTTGTTCCTTGGGTTAAAAGGCTAAACCTCCCTTCTTTAATGTTAGGTTGCTTGTTTGTAGTTTTAATACTAGTGGGTTGCTCTACAATACGCCCACAAGTTGAATCAGACACTTTCGGGGTTATCCCCAAGGCTTGCCAACCTAAATAGGTTTCCTTACTCATTTGAGTGGCTATTTGACGATTGCTAATGTCTATTGATTCTAGTTCAACATTAGTTTTAGCAAACAGTTCTTGATTTTCATCATATGACTGAAATTGTCCTGCATTCTCTTGCTCTTGTGCGACAAATTCACGTATTCTCTCATTAAACACATCTAAACGATCATAATGACCAATATTAATACCAACATTTTTACATGCTGCCATTATTTTTGGTGCATATATATCCCATGTATTTTGATTATGAATAGATAACTCAAAGAGAGCATTTTCAACATTCAACTTACAGTCATTTATTGGGTCAGCAGTACTTCTAAGCCATTGACACATTTCTGTGATCGTGGCAATAGCAAGTGGAGCTTGATATCTACCTTCTTGTGTCTTTCGAAAACTTCGTTTTAAGAAAGCCACATTGGATAAATCCCTATACTCTACAAGTTCTCCCGTTTTCCCTTCATCAGTATAAGTGAGTCCTAAATCAGCGAGATGTTTTGTTATTGTAATTTGATTAAAATCATTGATGCAATCATCATGTACACTAAACAAGTTATCATCGCCAAAATTCGCCATCCTAACATATTTATCATATGCAAGTAATGTGCGTCCAGTTTTGATAAAAGCCATGCGCATAATGATAGAGTTAAAGATAGAATTGATAATAACTGTCAAAGGATTTCCACTGGGTTGAGAATGTGTCCATTTATACACATGATTATGACAGGAATGAACTCCATTACAAATTTCTTCAAAAAGAGTTGTTCTGATCAAGTCATTCCCATCATCGTACCAGGTATTAATTTTATCACAAATCATCCTAAGAACATCAATCAACAGACTACCATCAAAGTTAGAAAAATCTCCAGCAATTACTTTTGATCCTCCTTCCTTCAACCTTAGAGCCAATTTCGTCCATTCATCAGTATAGCAGTTTATACCAACACAGATTTCATTATCTATTCTATTCTTCATTATATGACCAACGAAAGCACCAAAATACATTCGCACTGCTATAATGTAATCCTGAGGACCAACACTAAATACACGTGTCTTATTCTGAAGAACTTTTTCTTTTGGTCGTCTCTCATCTTTCAATGTATCAATCCAAATTGTTTCAGTCCTTATTCCTTGTCTAGCATTCTCAATTCTGGTTTCAACTATACGTTTAATCTCTTCTGAATAAACATAATCGTTAATACCAAACCAATATTGCTTACCTTTCCCTGGGTTGTTCAAGGTGTATGGATATCCTGGAGAAGTTGTTCTATTTAAAGGAACCACTCCAAGTTCACTACACCCTGAAATACCTTCTTCGTAAGTCAAAATTCGAGTGTTCTTGATTCTTCGTATAGTAGGTCCATTAAAGAAGTGAATAGCACATTTTTCCAAATCATCAGAGTTCAAAGAATTTGGCAAATTTGCCACTTTCTTTAATCCCAATGTCATTGGATCACATTTGCTATTTCTCATTATGGCTGGTAAACATAGAGGTGGGCAATCTGAAATCTTTGAATGTAAAGGTGATTTAGATATATTACTTTTTGATGGAGAATTCACTCCTTCAATAAGTTTACCAATGTTCCGAACATTCAAAATTTGTTCACCTTGATGTTCAAGACAATCATTGTTTTCTTCCACACAAGGTAGATCGGGTAAAGAAATTTGGAATTGAGCTGGTATTTTGTCCAACAAAGCACCAATTCTCTCAGAAGTTAAACATACTGATGCGTTATAACTCACAGTTCCCAGAGAGTGTATCCCTATGATCTTATGAGCCAGTGATTTATTTTCAGCTACGAGAATACTACCACAATCACCTGGTTGCGTTGGAATTTGATATTCATATTTTTGGCGCACCATCTTATTGTTTTCGCATGATATGGGTGTATCACTTGCAACTGCTTCACCATTCTTTATAACTTGCTTATTGTTCTCAAAATTGAGTAAATTCACACGAGTATTTACGAAATGGCGCATTTCAGCTGAGGTACAAATATGTTTATGCAAATTTGCAAACGCATCCATGGTTGGAATTATAATTAAGGCGTAGTCAGTAAAATGATTATCATCACAGTCAGGATATGTAAACACACAATCCTTTGTTGTGATTCTCTGTTTTTCAGCTCCAAAACCACTAATGTAGAAAGTTTCTTTCGTTTCAAGCAAAGCCGCAACATGATAATTTAATAGTGCAACACGTCCTTTAATCATAGTCAATCGTCCCATTGGTCTTTGAGAATCTTGATTTGGAAATATATTAAACATGTTCTTTATAAATTTATCCATAGCAGTGTATCCTTGTTCATCTCGCAATACTTCCAATTTCTGGGGATTAATTCTAGCTAACTCAATAGTTTGAATCAATTTATTCACAGGAGTTGAAAGATCTACATGCCTACAATTAATGCATTTTTCACATGCCTTATTTTTGTACATCTTTTCCAGATAAATAGCAGCACTTTTAAGTGTTTTTGGCGCATTATCAAATGACTGACATGTCCTACAAGCAGAATTCCTAAAGCTTATGAACATACAGGCAACTCCAACAATAGCAACACAAGCTCCAACTACAATTTTCCAATTTTCTATTACAAGATTCTTGCAATGAGCAAATTGTGTTTTAATGTTGAACATCGTGAAATATTGCTTGAAACTTTCCCACGAGAAAGAGATACTGGTTATCTTTTCCCACATATTCTTGATATCACGCAAAATGAGATGTTTAAATTCTGGAAACAGAGTTGAATAATCAAATTCACAAGATTCAATTTCTAATTCACGATTGTACCAATCTTCATAATCATTTGCTTCGGAAAATTCCTCTTCTTCTTCAAATGATTGAAATTCAGCAAATTCGATATCAAAATTCGATTCATCAGTCATGAAATCAGCGTATACCTTCTGTTTGGAAAATTGATCTTTGTATTTGTTGCATACCAAATACAAAAACTCATTCATGGAAATGTTATTACGAATATATCTAATTCCATTCAATCCATGAATTGAGGTTGGATCCACGAGAGAAATGTTATACAAATCAGTTTGAATTCCCTTAATTTTAGTCACATCAAGCGATCCATTGGGCATGGCATATTCTGGTTTTACTTCAAATTTAGCAATATACGCAAAACGTCTATACATTGCCAAAGGATATGTAATACTTTTGATATCATGTTTAAGTGTATTTGACGATGCCAATAAAAAATTGGATTTCATATAAATCTTTCCTTTCTCAGCAAGATGAGCCGAATGAACAACATATTGAGCTTCATTCACTATTTGAATAACTTCATTCAATTCTGGATTTGGATTTGACTCTGTATCCCTTCGTTGCCCAAAATCATCCATAACGACGGCAAACTGTTGTTTATACCCATCATAGTATTCATTTGCTGCATTAAAAGGATATTTTAATTGTCCCAAATCAGTTAGATCATATATAGGTCCTTGGAATATAT